ACCACGCCGTCCTCGGCTACCTTCCGTTTTCGCAAGACGGGCACGGCGGCGTATTCGATTTATCGCATCGCTTAATAATAGGAGAAGGCAATGCCTAACACTAAACCTGTCGGTGTTGCCTTCTCTGATCCCGAACTCGTGAGTGGCACAACCATCACGGGTGCGGCGATCAGTGGAGGCACTATCTCTAGCGCAACTTCGGTCAGCGCTAGTGACATTACCACGACCGGCGGTCTGTATCTTAAATCGGCTACCGTCGCGGCGGCCGGTTCGACGCAGGCCAACGCGGCGGCGGTTTCGGACGGCTTTACGCTTGTATCGGCCGCAGACGGCACTAAAGGCGTTGTTCTGCCGGCGGCTGTTGCTGGGCGCACGGTCATTCTTAAGAACAACGCTGCGGCGGTTTTAAAAGTTTGGCCGGCTTCGGGCGACGCTATTAACGCCATCACCGTCGATTCAAACTTTACGATGACTAATCTTACGGCTTGTATGTATATCGCATATGACTCGACGACGTGGTATTCAGTTCCGCTGGTTGCGTCTTAATCTAATCCTACGGGCGGGCTACGGCCCGCCTGGCCCTTACCATAGGTGAAAAATGGCTGTTATTTATTTGCGCCATCCCATCCACGGGATGAAAGTCGCCACTATGGATCTGGAAGCAGACGCCGACATTGAAAATGGATGGGAGCGTTTTGACCCTAATAAGGTGACGGCGGACGCTGAACCTGATACTGTTCGCAGACGCGGGCGTAGGCCAAAGGTGGATAATGACGACGACAGCGGGCGATCAGATCAACGGGGCGTTGAGGCTCTTGGGGGTTTTAGCGGAGGGCGAAACGCCTTCAGCCGAGACATCGCAGGACGCGTTGACAGCCCTGAATCAGATGATCGACTCGTGGAATACTGAGCGTCTATCCGTATTTGCCACACAAGATCAGATATTTACGTGGCCATCTGGCGTGCGTGAGCTGGATATTGGCCCTACCGGCGATATTATTTTAAATAATGCGCTTTTATCAACGCAAGAATCAGTGCCGCTTACAACGCAAAGTTCGCTGGAAATCTTAGCTACAATTAAGGGCGGTCGTCCGATCTTGGTCGATGACGCCACATATTTCCGTGACCCGCAGACCAATGTGTCTTATGGCATCAAGCTGATTAATCAACAGCAATACGACGGAATTGCAGTTAAGACTGTCACTAGCACATACCCGCAGGTTATGTGGGTAAATATGTCTTTTCCTAATATCACCATGACGGTGTATCCAGTTCCACTTAGGTTGCTGGAATTTCATTTAATTTCAGTTACGCCGCTTGATACGGCGGCCACTCTGGCTACACCGTTATCTTTTCCGCCTGGCTATCTACGGGCGTTCCGGTACAACTTAGCTTGCGAAATGGCCCCTGAATTTGGTGTTGAGCCGTCAGCACAAGTTCAGCGAATTGCTATGTATAGCAAGCGTAATCTCAAACGGATCAACAACCCCGACGACATTATGGCGTTGCCGTATAGCATCGTCGGAACACGTCAACGTTATAACATTTATGCGGGGAACTATTAATGTCTACCGTTAAAATCGCCGATCTTCCCGTCGCTACTAGTGTCGCTGACATTGCGGTTCTCCCTGTTGTTCAGGGCGATATTACGCAGCAGGCGACTAAAGCTACGTTCCTTTCGAATATAACGCTGACCAATCCTAATCTTGGAACGCCGTCAGCGGGCGTCCTGACTAACTGCACTGGGCTACCTATTAATGCTGGCACCACCGGCACGCTTCCGGCTAGTCGTGGCGGCACCGGCGTTACGTCGCTTGGCACAAACATTCCTACGTTCTTACAGGTCCCCTCGTCAGCTAATCTAGCCTCCGCGTTGACGGATGAAACTGGATCAGGCAGCGTTGTTTTTTCTACGTCGCCTACTCTAACAACGCCCGTTTTGGGCGTGGCTACCGCCACGAGCATCAACAAAGTAACCATAACCGCTCCGGCCACTTCGGCTACGCTTACCGTTGCTAACGGTAAAACGCTTACGGCGAATAGTTCACTGACGCTGGCGGGTGTCGACGCTAAAACGCTAACTGTCAACAATTCGCTGACATTGGCCGGTGTCGATGCCAAAACGCTGACGGTTAACAATTCGTTGGCGTTAACGGGCACTGATTCTACCGTTATGACTTTCCCGTCCACAAGCGCTACTATTGCGCGGACGGACGCCGCGCAAACTTTCACCGGCGATCAGACCTATTCGGGTTCGCAGATTGTCGCCGGGCTAAGATCTACTAGCGCCGCCGCGCCAACCATCGCCAGCGCGACGACTATCGCCCCGACAACGCAGATTGTGTTTATTAGCGGCACGGCAGCTATTGATACGATTACGCCGCCGTCTCCTATATCCCTTGGCGGCGGTCAGATCACGCTAATTCCCACGGGTCTATTTACCACGACTACCGCCGGCAATATCGCTCTGGCGTCTACGGCCGTCGTTAGCCGGGCGTTAGTGATGACTTATGATGCCACTACCACTAAATGGTATCCGAGCTACTAAATGAAAACACCGATCTTAGGCTCATCATATGTTACCCGCAGCATTAACGCTGCGGATAATCGTATGGTAAATCTTTATCCTGAGATTGTGCCCGAAGGCGGTAAAGAACCGGCGTATCTTATGCGCGCGCCGGGCCTGCGGCTTTTACAGACTGTTGGCAACGGTCCTATTCGTGGGCTGTGGACATACGGCGGGTATGGATTTGTTGTTTCCGGGGAAAAACTTTACCGTATTGATTCGTCTTGGAATGCGACGCTGAAAGGCACCGTTTCTGGGATGGGCCCGGTCAGCATGGCCGATAATGGCACGCAGCTATTTATCGCCTGCAATGGCCCTAGCTACATTTATAATTTGACCACGGATGTTTTTGCTCCGATAGCAGATCCCGATTTCCCTGGCGCGGTCACTGTCGGCTATATTGACGGCTATTTTGTTTTTAATGAGCCCAACAGTCAGCGGTTTTGGGTCACTTCTTTATTAGACGGTCTTTCAGTCGATCCGCTAGATTTTGCCAGCGCGGAAGGTTCGCCGGACGGTCTTGTATCGCTAATTGTGGACCATCGCGAAATCTGGCTTTTTGGCACCAATTCTGTCGAGGTTTGGTATGACGCCGGGCTTCAGGACTTTCCGCTTGCGCGCATCCAAGGCGCGTTTAACGAAATAGGCTGCGCGGCGCCCTATTCCGTTGCAAAGCTCGACAACGGACTATTCTGGCTGGGCGCGGACGCGCGGGGTAAAGGTATCGTCTATAGATCTCAAGGCTATACCGGCCAGCGTATAAGCACGCACGCCGTCGAATGGCAGATCCAGCAATACTCTGACATTTCGGACGCTATTGGCTATACATATCAGCAAGACGGTCATTCCTTCTATGTCCTGATATTCCCGACCGCCGATACGACTTGGGTCTATGATGTGGCCACTGGCGCATGGCATGAACGAGCCAGTTGGGCTTATAGTCAGTTCACGCGGCATCGCAGTAACTGTCAAATGGCGTTTAGTAATGAGATTGTCGTCGGCGACTATCAGAACGGCAATATTTACGCTTTTGACATGAATCAATACAGCGACAACGGAACGACGCAAAAATGGCTTCGTCGTTGGCGCGCGCTTCCTACAGGCCAAAATGATCTAAAGCGCACAACGCAGCATAGTCTCCAATTAGACTGTGAAACTGGCGTCGGGTTAGATGGCTATGATTATGATACCATCATTGTAGATCTTTTGGCGTCTGAATCAGGCCCTTTAATAACGACTGAAACCGGCGATAACATCCTTTTAGATTTTAGCGTTACGGTAGGCGCTAACCCGCAGGTTATGCTTCGTTGGTCGGATGATGGCGGCCACACATGGTCCAGCGAACATTGGAAGTCTATGGGTAAAATTGGCCGATACGGGTTCAGAACCATCTGGCGGCGGCTTGGCATGACTATGAAGATCCGCGACCGTGTGTATGAGGTGTCAGGCACAGACCCAGTTAAAATCGCTATCATGGGCGCGGAACTTATTTTGAGCCCGACAAATGCCTGATAGCCCGCTAAACATAACGCAGATCCCGGCGCTTCGCGTCCCTATCATTGACCCTAGAACTGGGTTGATGGCGCGCGAATGGTATCTGTTTTTCTTTAGCCTATTCAACCTGTCCGGCGCAGGATCGAACACTTTAACTCTGACAGACCTTCAGGTCGGCCCTGCCGACTCTATTCTATCGACTCAGCAGACGGTCGTAGACATGGCGCTTCAAGCGCTCGGCGTGACGCCGGACGAGCCCGGATGGTCGTCATCGCAGGGGTCTATCGAAACTGCGCTTCAGGGTTTCGGCGTTGCGCCTACCGACGCCGAATGGATGGCGCAGCAACTGTCTGTATTCAATGGACTTGACGCCCTTGCCGTAGCTCCTGCCTATACGCCGCAAGTTCCTGACATGCGCTATGGCGTGTTCTCTGACACGACCACACAGACTGCGGCTGCGATAAATACGGCGTATGCGGTCACGTTTAACACGACTGATCTATCTAACGGTGTTTACATAGGCGCAACAACATCACAGGTGTTTGTAGACAGACTCGGTATATACAACTTTCAGTTTTCGGCTCAGCTAGATAAGGCCGGCGCGGCCGCGCGCGATGTTTATATTTGGGCGGACATTAACGGCACGACGCAGCCAAATACAGGCACCAAGATTACTCTTGTCGGCAATAATGCTGCGGCCGTAGCGGCATGGAACTTTGTGTTTCGGCTTAACGCAGGTGACTATTTTAGGCTTATGTGGTCTACTAACGACACGGCATGTCAAATATCAGCCGCCGCTGCGGCGGCTCCTGTCCCCGCTATCCCGTCTGTCATTCTGACCGTGACCGATAACATAGGAATTACACGCTAATGGCTAGTCTTGGCCCCGCCCCTAAAGCGCAATTTTTGGACGCAAATGGTCAGCCTCTTGTTGGCGGCATGGTCTACACTTACGCTGCCGGCACTACGACGCCTCTGGCCACTTATACCGACTCGACGGGAAATTCGGCCAACTCAAACCCTATAATTTTGGACGGCCGTGGCGAATGCAGTATTTGGTTTGCTGCGGGAAGCACATACAAGATTAAACTGACGGACAACACCGGCGTAGAAATATACACTGTTGATAACATCGCCAATAC